AGTACTTTGCAGGTACTATATTCTCAAGTACTTCAAAGATGTCATCAACTTCATTACAAAGTTCTTCATCATCATTGCCTTGAACATATCCTTCAAGGACATAGAGAATAGTACTGATTTGACTCTCAGTGAGAGGACAGTTGAATGTTTGTGGTTTGAAGAGTTTCTTAGGCATGAGGATCGTATTTGCGAAGGATGTAAAGTGCGAGGGCAACACCAATTGATGATGAACCGAGAATAATTAATAGTAAAGGCATTTTTTAACGTATGTAAAGGTAACCACCTGCCCAGTCTGCTCTGTTGTAACATGCCATACGCTCTTGAATGATACGTAGGTCATATCTTACATGCTTTGCAGGTGCTCTCCAAGATGCTGCTTTGTAAACCTCACCAGTATTCTTATCGACAAAAGCATGTACAGAGTTATCTGCAATAATCTTATGGTACTTACGACCTGTTTGAATCTCAAAGGTGTAACGACCACTGTAAGCATTGCGATCATAGTCTGCTTGCAAATGAACGCATAGTTCATTAGTCCACTCAAGAACTCTCTCTTGAATAGTCTTATTCTTCACATCTTCGTACTTGTCGTAAGATGGAGAATCATATGTTAGTTCAACTGGTGTTGAGTTCATAAGTCAGTTCTCTTGAGTACCTTCTTATTATACACGCAGTTCCTATCCTAGTACATACAGAGTGTGCAGGTTACTAGAGTGGCATATTCTCTTCTGGATCTTTATTCAAGTAATATCCATGACAGTCAGCAATCTTTAAACATTCATCTAAATCCCACCAATACTTCTTATTTGCTGTTGTCTGTGTTCTTGGTTTATATACTCTTCCATCAAACATATCCACAAAGCAATGTGCCTTGCAATCGTCATCATCAGTCAACTGCAAGACTCTATAGTATTTTCTATTGTTGTCATCAATAATAAATGATCCTATGTTATAATTATTATCTAACTCTCTCTTCATAAACTTCTTCTTAGTTGCATCATCCTCATGATCAGCAATGTGATGATGTACCCTAAAATATTCTTTTGTTAATCTAAGACACAGTAACCCTGTTTTCTGCATCACCTCTTCAGGTTTATAAACTCTTGCTGCTAACCTTGCAGCATAATCTTCTTTAATATCATCTAACGACTTGATGCCCTGTCTATACAGTTGGAGAAGATCATCATCCATTCACGTTACCAAATGCTATATTATATAGTTGAATTCTTATGTATTTTTTTCATTACCTTTTTATACATATCAAACTCAATTCCTTTATGCTTCAAGACAATTAGTTTTGTAACTGTCATCTCTTCATCATAAAAGAGAATTGGTTCATCATCCAGACAATGTTGTAAGTCACCACTCATTATACATTCACCATGTGTGAGATCTTTTCTTTACATACATATTTACCTTCCATATCATAAATGAGTTTGTAATTAGTTGTGTTAACATAATGACCCTTCAATTCATTACCATCGCAGTGCCATCCATATCCTCTTACTCGTTCCTCAATGCCATCAATGCGGAACTTCTTATCTCCCTTTAGATAAGATTCATACGTTTGGTCTAGGGCGATCATTGTTTTAGTCCTCGGTGTCGTTAGGGTTAAAAAAAGAACCATATGAACCAGTTGATCCTTGGTCACGATTCTCTAATGCGTCTAATATACCATCTGCACTTTGTATTGTATCTATGGATGAGATCATCTTTGCGATCTCTTTACAAATCATAGGTCGTTCATTACGAGCAGCAAATGCTAAAGCATTGCGAAGATTGGACTCTGCCTCTAAAAGAGACTCGATTACCTGTACAGAAAGTGCCATACGATACAAAAGTGTTGATATAAACACATATTACACTGTATATATCACATTTGTCAACTCTTAACGATTCCTTTATATTATGTGAACCAAGTTATGATAGCATAACGTGTACCAGCGAGGACTGGCATGATCTCATGAGGGTACATAAAGTTAGCAGGGAATATCACTGCTGAACCTGCTGAAGGTTTAATAATATGCTCTCTCTCAAAAAATGCTATCTCTCCACCATCATAATCATCATTCAACATCAATGACATTGCAACTGTTCTCGGTCTATCCTTATAGTTATCTGTGTGTATAGTATAGAATCCACCTTCATTATATCTCAATAGATCATAACCACTATCAGTGCTGATGTTACAATGAGGGAACTCTTGAATGTATTGAGATGCTGCACCACCTGCCTTATCAAATACAAGTGTGTCTATCTTCCTTCTAATCTCTTCATTCTTACTAATTACTTCCTTTAAGGATATATGAGCAATCTCACATTTCCTAACATTATCCTTCTTTACACCTCCACCAACCATTGCATCATACCAGTCCTTAGACTCACCATACTCATCAAGTATTAACTTACATTCTTTATGTGTAAGTATATTATCATAAACTCTTATATACTGGTCGAGATTATTTGCTTTAGGTACTGGTAGCACCTTCACTGGCATCTGTTCCTTCTTACGTGGTTTATCTATCACTACCTTACGATCCTTATTAAAATAGAATGTGGCATACTTACCTCTACTCCTAACATAATGCATGAATAGTTGTGTGCAAGCATTACCAGTGTACTCTTCTCTCCAATGTGGTGCGGTCATACCAAAATATATCATAGCATCACCACTATTCAATACAACCTCTTGTTTTTGTCCTTGAGGATTCTGTATCCATATAGACCAAGGTTCATCTGATTCTAGATTCACAGTTAAAGAGATCTCACACTCTTCCTTATCAACATGTGGAGTGAGAACTGCACCATTCTCATATATCCTTGCGTAAGTATATGTTGGTAGCACAGTCTCACCAACCAGTTGAGATACCTGCACATTCTTCTCACATAATAACTCTACAAATGAGATATAATCATACTTACCAAGACACTTATCAACTTGAGGGTCATTAGTTATATCAAACTCCTCAGCATACAAGTTAAACTCTTTTGCTAGATCACTTGCCTTCTCTGCTGATATAAAGTTAGGAACAATCATATAATTGTTCTCTATCAGTTTCTCATTCATCATTTAAAAAGTCTTCTTCTTCCTATGTTTACTATTGGTGTGATTTGCCACCTTGCTGCTGTTAAATTAAAAGTTGAACCTCCATGTGCCAGTATACTCTTAGAGTATGATAATGCAATGAAGTCCATTATAGATTCAAATACATCCTGATTCATATCATTTAAAGGACAAATCTTTTTAAACTCATCAATCATATCATTCTTGTCAACGATCTTATATGTATCCTTCCAATGAGCATAGTATTTACTAGGTATATCTGAAGCAATGTAATATTCCTTCTCAATATCCATCTGATCAAAGTAATCACTATCCTGAATGTACTTATAAGTATCATCCTCAACTACATCATGATTTTGATTCAATTTATTATATAATTCTAAGTAATCATCCTTTAAATCAACAGGTATAGAATTAATATCATCATCTGTAAACCACATACCAGCACCCCTTCTCAAATGAACACCATGATACTTACCAAACAAAGTCTTAAACTTCTTATGATTCTCTGGATCTTTTACTGTAATGGTGCTTATGATATTATCTTCTAACTTTATTTGACCTGCCATATTCTGTAACCATGTCTCTTCCCATTGATCTTGCAAGTTCTCTAAAATATTATCCCAACTACCATCATCCTCAAATATACTATTTGGGAAGTTCAAGAACTCACTCTCAGGATAGTATTTCTTCTCAAATGATAAGACATACTCTGCTCCATATAATAATTGTGCTTGCTCCCAATGATATAATCTATTACCTAAGGAAGTATCATGAGGTTGATATCCATCCCAAGGATCATCACCCAACTTACATCTCATTATTGTTTTATTATCTTTTTGCTTCCAATTCTTTATCAGGAGTTCCAACTCCTTTATTCTCTCATTTGCAACCTTGATCTTTTCATCCAGATTGGTGTTACTCATAGATCTAACTTACGAAGACGGAACGAGAGTGCCTTACGTTCTCCCTTATCTGTATGTATGACAGGTTGACCGTGGTCATCTAGGGATATATCAGTGATAATAGTTCTGACGTTTCTAAACTTACCAACGTCTATCTTATCACCAATTTTAATTTCAATATTAAAAGAGTCCACATTACTGGGTATTCATCATCTTAAATATTATACACCATATGTCAATGTCTGACAACTACTATATCCCCATCATCGTCTTCATCATCCTCATCTTCATCATCAATCCCCTCATTCAAAGCATCTATCCTATCCTGCAATGATCTGTTTAGAGGATCACGAGTATCCCTATCAAAATTTACAACTAAGAGTTCATCATCACCCTTGATCTCTTGAACCTCTGGATGATTAGAGTTTAATGGGTTCTCTGGTTTTTTATCCATTGGTTTACTCTTAGGTTCAATATATTTATTAATATCTCTAAAATTAGAGTACATTAAAACAAATGCTCCTCCTGCTATCACAGTAGAACATAATATAAAGAGCAATACTTCAATCATCTCCATTCCTTTTCTTCTCACGTATCACTGACATCATAGCTAATCGTTCAATGAATAAGTACACCCAAAAAATGCTTAACATTATTATAGCAAATAATCTAACATTCTGAGCATTGACAACAATTGTTCCCATCTTTGACCTTCCTATTCTGTTTCTTGATCATTTTAGCATACCAGACATCCTCTCTTGTCCAAAGATCAGGATTCCTCTTGCGTTGTTTAATTAATCTTTTTGCAATTTTTCTTAAATTTTTACGTTCGGCATCGCTATCCAAACTAATCCTCCATCTTGTTTTCGTCATCCTCTATAATCAACTTCTCAATCTCATCAACAACAGGAACTTCTTCCTCTTCAAACATCATTTCCAAATCAAACTCATCATCTAGTTTACTTAAATCAAAGTTCTGGAACTCACTATCTCCATCTCTAGAATTATATTTAACATCATTACTCTCCTTGCGGATCTGTTCATCCACAAAATCTTGAGAATCATCAACTCCAGTTGCTTGATCAAAATATTTATCATCAATAGCATCATCAAATAAAGATTCATCAACTTCACCATCAAATAATGTTACCATAGGTGATAACTTACCATTATCTGCCTTCGGTAAACCATCAAACATACCTTGACTATCTTTTGCAATATCCTCCATCTCATCTTGGTTCATGAAGATCTCATCATGATCCTTCATAACCTGCTGTTGGATACGTTCTACTTGAAGTTCATGATCCTTCATTAAGAATGTCATTTGTCTCTTATGTTCCTTCTCATGTAATTCAGCATTAGTATATAATCTGTCCTTCTCAGTATCATGCTTTAATTCAATTTCTTTCATCTCATCATCATGATTCTTCTGCATATTCTCCATCTGCAACTCAAGTTCTGCCATTGCTTCTTCCCATGACACAATCTTCTTCTTCTCTTCTTCTTCCTTTGCCTTTTGCTCTGCTATCTGACGTTCATTCTCTATGTTAAAATGATCAACATACTTTTTAATATCTTTCTCTGTGATAGGAGTATGTGGTATAGCACTATCATATTCTACCCATCCACTACCATTCTTCCATTGGATTGCCCATAGATGCTCAATATCATTAAAAGGCCAATTCTCTTTACTAAAGAATATACCCTTATCGTCAACTTTAATGTAACGATCTGCTTCTATTAAAGTGAATACCTTCATTGCGATCCTCCAAGTTCATGAGTATGGTCATTATCATCCTTTGTATCTACATCAGTAGCATTGATGATCTTTCTTTCTTGCATCATCTGTGCAGCAGCAGATAATACATTTATGTTATTTTCATTTGCCTTCACCATCTCATTTCTAAATGACTCAACAGCAGCACCAGTAGATCTAGATTGCTGTGATGTTTCTATCAATAACATAGGCAACCATGTTACTGCACATCCCCACTCATCAACAGGTTCACCTGTCTGTGGATTTGCACCTCTAATTTGTGTATACCAAGAACATTCAAGACCTTTGCAAGGTGCTTGAATCAATGGACAAAAATCGCCTGGTTTTAACTGTGCCATAATAATATTATATATCTAGTCCAGTTCACATACTATAACATCTAAGTATTGGATTGCCAAGTTAGATGTTGCAGTATATGTTCCTTGAATTTGTACTGTACCATTAAAGGGATGGTCATGAGGACCACCAGCAGCACCTTGATCTACTCCACCAGTGTTAGTATTACCATCTCTTACCCTAGATCCTACATTACTAAATGGTGTAGCATTTGCACCACCAGTAGGTCCAAGTAAGTGTTCGTGTTGGTGTTCTGGTAACTCAGCAATTGATAGAGTGTGGTCACCCACCACTTTTGGTATACCTGAAGGTGGTAAAATAGATTCAGTATTGTTTACAGTTATTGTTATATCTCTAGCAGCAGATAATACTGTGGTAAAATTGAATGTACCACCAGATCCACCAGCAGTTCCTGTTACTACTCTAAGTGATTTATTATTAACAGATGCATCCGTTATCTGAGTCCATCCTGGTGGTGCAGATGCTTCCCAAAATAACTTCCTTGTTCCAGCAGGATACATCCAATAAAATGAATTGATGGAATCACTAGCATCCGCTAAGTTAAATTGTACTCCACTGGATGTTAATTTCGCCATGTCAACTAAAGGTGCATATTAGTACATCAACATATTGAAGTCTTAAGTCAATCTGTCCTGCTCCTGTAGCAGAGAATGTTGCTGACCCATTGAAGGGATGATCGTGTGGTTGTCCTATCTGTCCACTAGGAGATACCACATTACCTGTAGGTGATGATCCTGAAACCCTAAAAGTTCCACCTCCACCTGAAGCAGAAGCAGTACCACCTGTTAATGAGTTATGAGTATGATCTGGTATTTGCGAGATTGCCAAAGTAGTACCACCAACTGTACCAGATACAGTAGTACTAGCACTAAATGGTACTGCTAGTGATGAGGTAGTATTAGGGAATACTTGAGAGAATGTTAACCCACCAGCACCAGAAGTTCCACCAAATCCAAATCCACCACCTGTTCCATTGACAAGTCTTAATGCTTTATCGTTATGTGAATTTTCCTTTACCCATCCAGTTGGAGCAGCAGCTTGGAAGAATACCATAGCAGCACCCTGCTCAACTACACCATACTTTGATGCCAGTGAGGTAGAGTCTCCAAACGTAATTCCAGTCGCAGTTAATGTTGCAGACATTGTATAAGACTTCTATTCCTTTATTCTTTATTTAGCACCTTTTTAGATCCGTCATTTATCCAGAACCCATCATCAGTCAATTCCCATCCATCATCTTGCATTGCTTTCCAACTACCATACCTCTCCATTGCTTCCTCAGTTAGATTCATCTTGATCCAAGCAGGCCAAAGTTCTTCCTCAACTTGGGGCATTTGTAACTGTTGTCTACGATCCATTGCATACTCACGATACATCTCTCGACTCCACCCATCATTATAAGGTGACAGTGCTTGTATCTCAGCATCCATCAACTTATAATCAAACAGTAGTTCTCTCTCTTTATCTGGAGTGTCAGTATCCCTCACATAGACAGTCTTGCCACCGTCAGGGGATTCGTAGATCTTAGCCATTGGATAGCGATGCCTCCGCATAGTCACGATTGAATAGGTCAAGACCTTCTCTTGTTAGCACACTGTTATACATGCTATCGAATGTCTTAATAGGTAATGTAAGAACATGAGCACCATACAATAAGCAACGTGATGCTTGATGTGCTTCTCTAATAGATGCTGCTAAAATCTTAGTCTCCATCTTATGTTCCTTCTGAACACCACAGATTGCTTTGATTAACTCAACACCACTAAAACTATTGTCATTGAGTCTACCCACAAATGGTGAGAGATATGTAGCACCTGCCTTCATTGCTAAACATGCTTGAGCAACAGAGAATACTAAGGTTACATTAGTCTTAATGCCACCATCACTTAATCTCTTACATGCTTTAAGTCCTTCAACTGTGCAAGGTACTTTAATAGTAACAGCAGGAGCAAGTGGATAGAATGTCTCTGCCTGTGCAATCATCTCGTCAGCAGTCTCAGCAACTACCTCAGCAGATATACTCTCCATCAAAGGGAATCGTTCTGCAAGTTCTTTGATAACATCATGCTGAGTACGACCTGACTTCAGTATTAATGTAGGGTTTGTCGTGACACCATCTATTAATCCAGTCTCATATCTGGATGCAATAGCGTCAACGTCTGCGGTATCTAAAAAGAATCTCATGTTTGTTATTTGTAATTGTACGGATCATGTTCCGTGGATTTCCTCTTCTGGAACCAGTCTCTAATCTTCCTCAGTAGTCTCTTCATTAGGAACCTCCTGTCTTCCTTCTGGTCCAATAAAACCGACAATTTTAGTTCGACGGTCTCTGTTTACGTAACCGATGTTAACAACGACATCCATAACCCTTAAAATATCCTTAACGGATGTTCCTTCTGGGCATCTTGTCATGATAAAATCAAATTTATTAAAGAACTCATCAGCGGCATCTGTGAGTTCTTCCATTGATAGGTTATCAGTCTTCATTTACCTACACCATAATCAGGTGCAGATGCTTCCAGTTTATGTAGACCTTCACTTAGATCTTCAAGATCAGGTTGTACTGTCTGATGCAGTTTCTTGACTGCTTCAATCACTTCAGGAGTTTCTTCCCACTCCCAAACAGACTCACGTCCCTTGTTATCAGTGGTTTTAAACTGCTTTTTAGTCATCTGGTCTCCTAGTACGTTAACAGTATATCATAATGATAACTGTTCAGCAATACAGTTTGCTACATTTTTGTAGGTTTTAACACCTCCATGTGAGAGATCCCTACCATGATCTATAATAGGACAATATGGAACATCCAAAATCTTCTCAACACTTTTGAACAAAGTAAACTCAGCA